TAACACTGGACGCGTTAGGCGTCAATGACTTCGGAGGCATCACAGCACAAATCCCTTGTTTTTTTTCAATGCTCGCCGTGAACGCACCGCAAAAACAAGTCGGATAGGTACTAAATGTGTGTAGGAATTGGCCTACAAAGGCTTGGCCTTTTCGGCGTTTTCTAAGAAAGCCTCATAGTTCGAGGCCTGCAGCAAAAGGTCGACGGTTCTTGCAAGGTCTTTCCTAACGCGCTCTGGCAAGCTGGCTATCTTCCATGCGATCTCAATAACGTCTTGCGGCACGTCCTCGTGCAGCTGCCGGCCAAACGAAATGTCGGAACGAATATCCTCAGGGGGCACCTTCAGGATCCGGGCGAACTTGATGACCGCCATCTTGCCGAGTGCGGCCCGCCCGTTGAGGTAGTTTGAAATCAAGCCTGGCGTGACGCCGCCGAATTCTTCGGCCGCTCGTTCATGCGTTAGCTTCAAGGCTTTCTTTTTTGCATTCCATAGCGCCCGCAGCCGCAGCTGCGCGGCACGGTCGGCGTCGGTGAAAGTTCTTCGTGCGTCGGCCATTCGGCAAGAATAGCAACGGAACAGGCCCAAACCAGACCGCCGGCGCGCAAAAAACATAACGGGTTATTGATCTGGATCAATAACTAGGTATCATTCTCGGCATGGAACTAGCCGAATACCTGAAAGCTCATGGCCTGACGCAGGCCGAATTTGCCGAACTCGTCGGGCGCACGCCGGGCGCTGTTTCGCATTGGATAACCAAACGACAGACGGTCAGCGCTCACTCGGCATGGCTTATCGAGCGCGCCACCGACGGCGCCGTGAAGGCCGCCGACCTGCGGCCAGACGTTTTTGCATGAACCCCTGTTCGCATTCCTCCCTCTGCGCACAGGCCTTTGCCAGCGGGCACCCCGCGCGGGTTTCTACTCCCGTTACCGCGCGGGGTTTTTTTTGAATAGTTCGAGGGAATCGCAGTGACGCTACGAAATGAGGTCGCATGAGCGTTTCCATCTCCTCTGCCTGCTGGTCCCTGCAGCTGCCGCCCGGCCCGAAGTTTGTGCTCATGGCCTTGGCCGATTTTGCGAACGAAGACGGCCTTTGCTGGCCGGCGGTGGCCACGCTGTGCGAACGCACCGGGTTCAGCGAGCGCGCGGTGCAAGGCCACCTGAAAGCCTTGGAACAGGCCGGCGCGGTGACTCGCCAAGACGGCCGCGGGCGGTCGACGGTGTACCGAATTCAGGTCGAACAGGCCCCGGCTGAGGTGGTGGAGACCCCCGCAGAATCTGCGCCCCAGCCCCGCAGAATCTGCACCCCACCCCCGCAGAATCTGCGGGGCAGCCCCGCAGAATCTGCACCCGATCCGTCATTGAACCATCAAGGATCCAAGAAAGAGGGAGAGGTGCGCGCTTCGCGCTTACCCGCCAACTGGGAACCGCCGGTCGACGACTGGGAATGGGCAGGGCAGGTGCTTGGCCCTCGAAGGGCGCGCGAGTTTGAAAAGTTCCGGGACTACTGGCTGGCGGCCCCTGGGCAAAAGGGCCGCAAGGCCAGCTGGCCGGCCACATGGCGAAACTGGGTGAGGAGGGCGAGTGAAGACAGCAGCAGAAGCAGTGGCCGCCTATCGGCCGTCGACCGAGTCAAGGCCGCCTGCCGAGAGTGGGAGAACGGTGTTGGCGTTCTGGACCCGGATGGCGGAGATGTATGGCCACAAGTGGACAAGCCAGCAGGGCGACAAGCCGACGGCGTTGTGGTCGAAGGCAATTTCCGGCTTGTCGGCTGACGAGCTGCGCGAAGGGATACGCGGATGCTTGGCGAACGGACACGCATGGCCCCCGAGCCTTCCCGAGTTCATGGCCATGGCCAAACCCCGCAAGCGCGAAAACGAGGGCATGTACCGCGCGCTGCCGCAGCTGCCGGCGCCGAAGAGCTCGCAGGAAACAGCGCGCCGCGAACTGCAGAAACTGTTTCTGATGGTTGGGAGAGGACAAAGCCATGGCTCATGACCGCTGGTGCATGGGAAATCGAGAGGTTCGAGTATCAAGACGGCGAACGCTGGACTGGCAAGTTTATTTACTTGCTCTGGCGAAAAACGAAACACGGCCGGTCGGCCCACGGTGGGTTCGCGAGCGCGGCGGCAGCCAAGGCGAAAAAACGGGAGCTGTGCGGTGAGCGTTGAGTGCTGTCCCGACTGTGGCGCCGTCCTCGAGGCCCGCAACAACTCCCAAAACGCCAAGCTGCACGCGCTGCTGGCCGACATTGCACGTCGCCATGTGTGGGCCGGCCAGCGCCTCGCCCTCGAGGACTGGAAGCGACTGTTCATTGCGGCGTTTGTGCGGGCCAGCGGCGCACCCGCCAGGTTCATGCCGGCCCTCGACGGGCAAGGGTTCGACGTGATTTACCGGCGGAGCTCGCGCATGGGCAAAAAGGAAATGGCCGAGCTGATCGAGTTCGTTGAATGCTGGGACGCAGAACATGCAGTCGCGAAAGTTGCTTGACGCGGCTCGGGGCCAGTCGTGCGCGCTGTGCGGTGCAGACGACGGCACCGTGGTCGCGGCTCACTACTCCGGCCTGTACAGCAGCGCGCTGGGCAAAGGTATCGGGCAGAAAGCGTGGGACTTCTGCGCTGCGCATCTGTGCCACCGCTGCCACACCGACCTCGACGGCTACTCGGGCGGCAACAACGAGGAGCGTGCAGTGCGCTTCATGGTCGCCATTTTCAAAACGCAAAAACGCCTGTTCGACGCTGGGGTGCTGAAATGCGGTTAACCCTGCCATGGCCCCCGTCCGCTAACACCTACTACCGGCACGTCTCGAGAGGCCCGCTGGCCGGCCGGACGTTACTAAGCGAAGCGGGCAGGGCGTACCGCAAGGCCGTGGACGCGGTAGTGGCACAGGCTCGCGCACGCAAAGCCTTGGCAGTTCCGCTTGAGGTTCGCATTGCGGCGTTTCCTCCCGATCGACGCAAGCGCGATTTAGACAACCTCCTGAAGAGCGTATTGGACTGCCTCGAGGCCTCCGGCGTGATTGAGAACGACAATTTGATCGAAAGCCTGAGCATTTACCGCGCTGAGCGCGTCGCCGGCGGCCAGCTCGAGGTGCAAATCACCACGCTCGACACCGGTTGGCGCCAAGCCCTGGGCGACGCATGAGCGCACTAAACGAGCAGGTGGGCGGCGACCACTACAAGAAGCTGGCCATCCAGCCGGCGGAATACATCTACCGCAACGACCTCGGGTTCTTCGAGGGCAACGTCATCAAGTACGTCACCCGCTGGCGCGACAAGGGCGGCATTGAAGACCTGCGGAAAGCCCAGCACTACCTCGCGCTGCTCATTGGGTTTGAGGTGTCGAAATGATTCGCTGGGAAAAGCACGGCACGAAATGGCTGGAAGCAATCGACCAGCCGCGAAGCCGTTACCAAGTCTGGCGCCGGGGTAACAAATGGGCTGCGGCCATTGCGCACTGGGGACCGGGCCTGATGAGCGCGCCGCAGAACCTGAGCATGCACGACACACCAGCGCAGGCCATGTCGGCCTGTTTGACTCACCAACAGCAAAAGCGTCTGGAGGCGGCCAATGGATGAGCTTGACTGGCAAGGAATGTTGCTCGAGGTCTCGATGGACGTCGCGGAAAAGTCGGTCGACACCAACAACTCGGAGAGAAAGCGGGCATGGCTCAACAAAGCGCGCGAGCATTTGATCGAAGCCCGGTATGCGTTGGACAAGGCGGCCGCATGTCCAGCGCAAAAATAGAGCGCGGGCAGGAGCGCTTTGAAAACTGGGCCAACTGGTCGCTGGCCCACAGCAGCAAGACCGGCTACCCCAAGGCCTGTGCCTTTGCGCGAATGTACCGAGCTGACGCCGGCGACACATGGGAAGGCATCGAGCCCGACGAGTCTCGACCCGCAGTGGACGAAGACGACGCCGACTTGGTCGAGTCCTTCGTGCGCCGATTGCCGCTATCGAACCGGCGTTGCGTCCTGGCCTTCTACATTGCCCGCGAGGCGCCGGTGGTGAGCGCGCGGCGTTTCGGCCTAAGCCGCCAGCGCTTCTATGCGCTGCTCGACGAGGCCGCCGAATGGCTCGCAGAAAGCGCTTGCAAAATTTCTCGACCTGAATAAATTCGGCGTCGGGGCGAAGCTATGCCCCAAGCACAAGGCTTGTCAGAAAAGACAGGCCTTTTTTGTTTCTGGGCTGGGCAACCCCGGCATGGAGGCATTGCAGAACAAGCAATGATCAGCAATGGCAGGAAAAGGTAGCGCGCCCGGAGAGCGGCGCGGTGGGCGGCAAAAAGGCACGCCCAACAAAAGCACGCAGGCCGTGAAGGACATGATCCTCGAGGCCCTCGCACAAAAGGGCGGCGCCGACTATTTGGCCCGTCAGGCCGATGAAAACCCGGCCGCCTTCATGACACTCGTTGGGAAAGTGCTCCCGCTGCAGGTCACCGGCGACAGCGGCGGGCCGCTGGCTGTGACATGGCTGCCGCCCAGCGAGTCGTAACGATCCCTTACAGCCCACGCCGCGCGTTTCTCGGCCTGCATAACCGCAGGCAGCGGTGGGCCGTGGTCGTCGCGCATCGGCGCGCAGGCAAAACGGTCGCCTGCATTAACGAACTGATCAAGTGCGCGGTCACCGCCAAGCCGGGGGCGCGGTTCGCGTACGTCGCGCCATTCTTTCGCCAGGCTAAGGCCGTGGCGTGGGACTACTTGAAAACCTTCAGTCGCCCGCTGCCGGGATTGAAGGTAAACGAGGCCGAGCTGCGCGTCGACTTCGCGAACGGCGCCCGCATTCAGCTGTTTGGCGCAGACAATGCAGACGCATTGCGCGGCCTTGGTTTCGACGGACTGGTGGCCGACGAGTACGGCGACTGGAAGCCCTCTGTTTGGGGTTACGTCATTCGCCCGGCGCTGGCCGACAAAAGCGGCTGGGCCATTGTGATTGGCACGCCAAAGGGCCGGAACTCATTCTGGGAAACCTACCGCGACGCGCAGGCCAGCGACGACTGGTACGTCGCGACGATAAAGGCCAGCGAGTCAGGCCTGCTGCCCGCTGCAGAGCTCGAGGCCCTGCGCGCCGAGCTGACCGACGACGCGTGGCGGCAAGAAATGGAGTGCGACTTCGACGCCGCGCTGCCGGGCGCCATATTCGGCAAGGAGCTCTACGAGCTCGAGCAGTCGGGCCGCATGAAGCGCAACCTGTACGACCCGGCGCTGCCGGTACATGCAGTGTTCGACCTTGGGTACTCAGACGACACCGCCATTTGGTGGTTTCAGGTGCGCGACGAGCTGCGCCTTGTCGACTGCTACAGCAGCAACGGCATGTCGATTGCGCATTACAACGACGTGCTGCAGGCCAAGCGGTGGAAATACGGCGAGTGGCTGTGGCTGCCGCACGACGCCAGGGCGAAGTCGCTGCAAACAGGCCGGAGCATTGAAGAGCAGTTTCGAGCCTTGGGCTGGAAGCCTCGCATTGTTCCCGAATTGGGACTCGTCGACGGCATTCAGGCCGCGCGCCTAACGCTGGCCGACGCCTACTTCGATGAGCGCTGCCGTGAAGGCTTGGACGCCTTGAAGCAGTACCAGCGCGAGTTCGACGAAGACAAAAAGTGCTTTCGCGACCGACCGCGCCACGACTGGACGAGCCACTACGCGGACGCGTTTCGCTACGCGTGCTTGGTGTGGCGCGAAGAAATGAAACCGCGCGCACCAGCTGCGCCACGGTTCCAGCAAGATTTGACGATCAACGAAATGATTCGGCGCCAAACCCGCCGACGACTTGAGGACGCCTAAATGCCGGCCGGAACAGATCCGCAGGACATATATTCGAACGGCCGCTGGTTCAGCCGCAGCGGGCAGCCGATTCTGCCGACTATTCTGGCGGCTACCGGTTTAGCGGTCATTCTGCCGAGCGACGGCACGATTGCGACCAACGGCACGCTGACGCTGACGACTGCGCTGCCGACGACTTACGCGCAGGCGTGGTGCTTTTTCCCTGCGGGCGCCGTGTCGGGAGACGCCACGGGCGGCCTTTACTACTGCGTTTTTTCAAGCACCACGCAGGCGACCGTTTACGCCGGAAAGCAGGGCGGAGCTACTGGCGCAACGTCAGCGTTTATTCCATTCGTCCCCACCAGTCTTGTTGCCGTTACGGGAAGCAACGCGGCTTATGTTCAGACGCTGGCGACCGAGATTGCGCTGGCAAACCTCACAATCCCGGCTGGCGCATTGGGGCCCAATGGCGCGTTGCGCGTGGAGCATTCCGCGTCGTTTGCTTCGTCAGCTGGGACGAAGGCGCTCAGAACACGTTTGGGCGGCAGTTCTGCTGCGGGCGTTAGCGGTGCGTTCTCGGATCTGAGCGGCAATTTCGGTTGCTATATCGCCAACCGAAACAACCAAGCGTTACAGGTCTGCATTAACAGCGGTGGCGTGTATCAACCATATGGGCGAGGCGCAGTCAATGCCACTTACATGACTGTAAACACGGCAAACCAAACCGCGCTTACGTTAATGCACCAAATCGGATTAGCAACCGATTACTCCATTCTGGAGTCAGCGCTTGTAAACCTGTACCCCGCCTAATGGACGCCGCCAGCCTCGAAAAAGTCACCGACCTCGGCACGTCGCCGCAGGCGGTGGCGCGCCGCTGGAAGCTCGAGCTGAAGCTGGCTTCCAAGCGCGAGGAGGCTTGGCGCAAAAAGGCGCGCGACATTTGCAAGCTGTACACGCCGGACAACCCGATGGCGTCGAGCTTCAACATTCTGTGGACGAACACCGAAACCCTGCGCCAGGCCTGCTACAACAGCCTGCCGCAGCCGAAGGTTCGCCGTCGATACAACGACGAAGACCCGTTGGGCAAGGCGGTCAGCGACGTGCTGACGCGCGCGCTGGAGTTCTGCCAAGACGCCTACGACTTCGACTCTGTGTTGAAGGGCGACGTGCTGGCCATGTTGCTGCCCGGCCGCGCGGTGTCTCGCGTGCGCTACGTTCCCAGCCTCCGGCAGGTGGGCGTGACCGAAGACACGCACCTCGAGGAGAACGAAGAGCCGACGCATGAGGCCCAAGAGGGCGCTTACGAGGAGATCGACTGGGAGCAGGTCGTCGTCGAGCGCGTGCAGTGGGACGACTTTCGCCTGAGCGCCGCCCGCTGCTGGGACGACGTGTGCTGGGTGGCGTTTCGGCACCACCTGAACCGCGAAGATCTGATCGAAAAGTTCGGCAACGAGATCGGCAACGCGGTCCCGCTGGACTCCGTGGCCGACGAAGACGTGAAGGCGCAAGCCGACATGGAAATGCTGTTCAAAACCGCCGAGGTCTGGGAGATCTGGGACAAGGACGAACAGCAGGTCGTGTGGATTGCCACCGGCTACCCGAAGCCTGTGAAGACGCAGGCAGATCCGCTGAAGCTGCAGGGCTTCTTCCCGTGCCCGCGCCCGCTGTACGCCATCGAGCAGCACGACACGTTGGTGCCCGCGGCCCTGTTCAGCCAGTACGAGCAGCAGGCGAAAGAGCTCAACAAGATTTCGCGCCGGATTAACGGCATTGTCGAGGCCCTCCGTGTTCGAGGCATTTACGACGCCACGCTGACCGAGCTCGGCGAGCTCATGAAGGCCGGCGACAACGAGCTGGTGCCGGCGGCCAACGTCACTGCGCTGCTCGAGCGTGGCGGGCTGGAAAAGGCGATCTGGATGCTGCCCATGGAAACGGCAGCGTTTGTGTTGAAGGAACTCTACGCGCAGCGCGAGGCGACGAAGCAGGTGATTTACGAGATCACCGGGATCGCCGACATCATGCGGTCCGCGAGCGATCCGGCCGAGACGTTCGGCGCGCAGAAGATCAAGACGCAATGGGGCACGCAGCGCCTGCAGCGCCTGCAGCGCGAAGTCCAGCGCTACATTCGCGACATTGTGCGGATCAAGGCTGAGATCATCAGCGAAAAGTTCCAGCCCGAGACGCTGGAGAAAATGACGCTGGTCAACATGCCGCACGACGCGGAGGTGAGGGCCGAGCTGCAGCAGCAACTCCAGCAGTGGCAGCAGGCCGCCATGCAGGCCGCGCAGCAGGGCCAGCCGCCGCCGGCGCCCCCGCAGCCGCCGCAGGTGATGACGTGGGAAACCTGCATCGACACGATGCGTAACGACGCCGCGCGCACCTACCACATCGACATTGAAACCGACTCCACGCTGTCGGCTTCGCAGGACGAGGACATAACCGGCATCAGCCAGTTGATGCAGGGCGTGACGCAACTCATGCAGGGCCTCGCGCCCATTGTGCAGGCCGGCGTCATGCCGATTGAGGCGGTGCGGGAACTGGTGATGGCCGCCGTGCGCCGGGCGCGAATGGGCTCGGCCGTCGAGGACGCGCTGACCAAGATGCAGGCGCCGCCGCCGCCCAGCCAGGACAACACCGAAGCGCAGAAACTGCAGATGCAGGCCCAGCAGCACGCCGCCGAACTGCAGGCCACCGCACAGCTCGAGCAGATGAAGGCGCAGCTGCAGGTCGAGGCCGAGCGCGGCAAACAGCAGGCGCAGGCCGAGCAGTCGGCGCAGGAAAACCAGATGCAGGCCGAGCGCGAGATGCAGAAGCAGCAGCTGCAGGCCGAGGTTGACCAGCGCAAGGCCGAATTGGACGCCATGACCACGCAACAGAAGATGGAGTTTGAGCGGTGGAAAGCGGAGCTCGAGGCGTCGACGCGGATCGTGATAGCCGAGATTGGCGCGGGCTCGCGCGGCGATGGGACGACGGAGCCAATGCGTCCGACGACCAGCTATCTGGGCTCGATGGTGGGCGACGCCGTGAAGGCTGCGAATGCCGAAGTTGTCGGTGCGCTGGGCCAGCAGATGGCGCTGCAGGCGGAGCAGAACGCCGCCAGCGTGGCCGCGATGATTGAAGGCATGAGCAGGCTGGTTGAGGGCGTGAATCGTCCCAAGCGCATTGTGCGCGGGATGGATGGCCGCGCGGTCGGGGTTGAGTAATGGCCATTCAGTACAGCACCACTCACCGCACCAACTCCATGACGCAGCTGGCCACTGACATTGGCGCGAGCTGCAAGATCAAGATTTGGACTGGCAGCATTCCCCCCGACTGCGCGACGCCGGACACCGGCACGCTGCTGGTGACCTTTGTGGGCAATGCGGGCGGCTTTGGTTCTGCCGTGAGCGGCGTGTTGACAGCGGCAGCAGTCGCCAGCGTGACGGCGTCCGGCACGGGGACGGCGGGTTATTTCCGCATTTATCCCGCTGCCGACACCAGCACGAATGCAGTCGTGCAGGGCACGGTGGGCACGTCCGGCACGGACATGATCGTGACAAGCACCAGCATCAACGCCACGCAAGCCTGCAACTTCACCAGCTTGTTGGTGACGGCGTTCGGGGCCTGACGTGGCGCAGGGCACGACAACCGTTAACTTCGGCACGTTTCCGGGCGCCACCGACACCAGCGTGACGGTGACTGGGCAGAACAGCATTCTGGCGACCAGTTTGGTCGAGGCCTGGGTATTTCCCACCGCCACGGCAGACCACAGCGTCGATGAGCACTGGGTCGACGGCCCGCAGGTGATGGCGGGCAACATTGTGGCGGGCACGGGCTTCACGATTTACGCGTCGGTCAAACCGCAAACTGACGCAAAAGCCCCAACCGATTCGCGGCGCGGCAAAAACGACAGCCCTCGAGCCTACGGCTCGTGGACAATCGCATGGGTGTGGAACTAAATGGCAATTCAAATTCAGGGCAACGGCGGAACGACTCAGGAAGTTGACGCCACGTTTCGTGCAGCGCGGGTATCGATAAGACCGGCGGAAGTCATTGGCTATTTCACGGTCAGCGGCGCGTCTGGCGCGCTGACGGGCGTGGCGGCCAACGGCCCTGTGTTTTCGTTTCGGAATACCGGCAGCAATTTAATACTGGTGCGCCGGCTGTCGATTGGGTTTATCACGACCACGGCGTTCACAACGGCGCAAGGCCTGGACTATCAGATGCTGCGCGCCAACTCGTTCACGGGCAGTGACTCGGGCGGCACAGCGTTGTTCACCGCCGGCCAGAACAAGCACCGCAATTCATTCACCAACATTACGTCGGCCCCAGACATTCGCATTTCCAGCACCGGCGCGCTGACGGCCGGCACTCGAACGCTGGAAACGGCGGGTATGGGTATCACGGGCGGCTCGAGCACTGGCGTTGGCACTAGCATGCCAACCGCAGACCTTCTTCGTTATGACTCGGGCGACTATCCGCTGGTGCTGGCCCAGAACGAGGGTTTTGTGATCACGAACGGCATCGCGATGGGCGCCGCAGGAGTTATTCGCTTGCAAGTGTCCGTGGAATACGCGGAAACCGCCGCGTACTAAACCATGTCGCTGCTGCTAAGCCAGCAGACGCCCGTATGGGCTGTCACTGCTGCGCTTGTTGAGGGCGACGACACTCTGCTGGCGCAGGTCGGCCTAGGGCCGGCGCCCGAAGTACCCAGCAAAATCGGCGGCGACGATGTGCCGCGCGTCGAGATATGGACGACGCGCAAGGCGAAGGCCGTGCGCAAGCGCATCACGCGCGAACTGGTTGAACTGAAGGCCGCCGCGCCGGACTTGGTCGAGGGCCTTGCGGTTCCGGCCCCGCAGCCAGACTGGTCGGCCTATGTCGCGCAGCTGCAGGCCGTGGCCGCACAGCTCGAGGCGCTGCAAGCACGCCGCTGGGACCAATGGCTTGAACAAGACGACGAGGAGATTCTGCTGCTGCTATGAGAACGCGATACATCCAGCACCCGGAGACCGGCGAACTGATTCTGGCGCAAGACTACCGCGCAAGCCGTCCGGCGGCGCCGTATGTGGTGGGCGACCTGCCCGATTACGAAAGCCCCATCGACGGACGCGTGGTGCATGGCCGCGCCGGCCGCCGTGAAGACCTGCGCCGCAGCGGTTGCCGCCCCTACGAGGGGCGCGAGGCGGAGCAGAAAGAAGCATCCCGCATCCGGCGCAACGACGAGCTTGCCCGCGATCGGGCAATCGAGCGCACCGCGCAGTCGGTGTGGGCAAACCTTTCCCCTGAGAAAAAGCGCGCCGCACTGCGCGCCCTGTGAGGTAACAAATGGCTTTCACCGAAGCGCAGTTGATTGCAGAGGCCGATCCAAACGGCACTGCCCGAACCGTTGTGTTTGAGAACTTCATCCCGGTGGGCACCACCCTGACCGACGTCTACGCCTTGGGCGTGATTGCGCCCTACGCCGGCCGCAGCCGCTGGGTGCAGGTGGCCCAGTCGAACACGCCAGCGCAGGCCTGGGCAGTCATTCAGGCCGCGCTGGCCTAAGCCCAAAACGCCCTACACCAAGCCCGCCTCGTGCGGGCTTTTTTGTTTCTAGCCCGCCCTGTGCGGGTTTTTTCATTTCTGGAGTCCGCATGCTCGAAAACGAAGGCGCAACCGCCGACGTCGAAGAGGTCGAGGCCGAAGCCCCGAAGTCGATCGACGACACCATTCGCGAAACCCTGCAAAGCCTGCGCGAGCGCGGCTTGGAACCTGCAGGGGACATTGGCGAGGACGTCCCGGACGCCCCGGAGGCCGCGCCAGAGGTGGCGCCGCGTGATGCGCAGGGCAAGTTCACCAAGGCCCCGGAGGCGGCCCCGGAGGCCCCGGAAACGCGGCCTGCGCCCAACACATGGCGCAAAGAGGTGGCCGAGAAATGGGGCACGCTGCCGCCGGAAGTGCAGGCCGAGGTCGAGCGCCGCGAAGCCGACTTCCACAAGGGCATTGAGCAGTACCGGCAGGCCGCGCAGTTCCAGCAGGACTTCGGGCGCGCCATTCAGCCGTTTGAGGCGACGCTGCGCTCGACGGGCCTCGACCCTGTAGGCGCGGTCACCCAGTTAATGGCGACCGACCACCTGCTGCGCTACGGCCAGCCGCAGGAAAAACTGGCCAAGCTCCAGCAGATGGCCCGTTACTACAACGTCGACCTTGGTCAGGTCGGCAGTTACGAACCGCAGGCTGTCGACCCGCAGGTCGCGCAGCTCCAGCAGCAGGTGCAACAGCTTTCGAGCTACCTGCAGCAGCAACAGCTTCAGGGCCAGCAGGCAGAGCAGTACTCGCTCAACAGCGAGATCGCTGCGTTCGCCGCTGATCCAAACCATGGGCATTTCGAGCAAGTCCGAGAGCACATGGCCGCGCTTCTACAAGCCGGCCTTGCCAAAGACCTGCACGACGCCTATGCGCAGGCCGTCTACGCCAACCCCACGACTCGCGCCACCGTTTCCCAACAGGAAGCCCGCGCAGCACGCGAGGAAGCGGCGAAGAAGGCGCAAGTCGCGAGGCAGGCCGCGAGCGTCAATGTGCGCAGCCGCCCGGCCCTCCCGACGGACGTCCCGGCAGGGCAGTCCATGGAAGAAACGATCCGCGCCACGCTCCGCAGAGTGACTGGCGCTTAACCCCATTTAGGAGTAACCAACCATGCCGTCTCCAGGGCAAGGCTTTAGCGCCGGCAATTTCGGCGTTTTCTCGGAACTGGTGGCCACGACCTATCGTGCGCACCGCAAGGACGTGGCGGATAACGTCACCAAACACAACGCGCTGTTTCGGCGCCTGTCCGAAGGCGGCAAGGTTCGCCTCGAGGACGGCGGTCTCAGCATTGCCATGCCGCTTGAGTACGCGGCCAACAGCACCTACACCCGTTATTCGGGTTTCGACGTGCTGGCGATCAACGCGGTCGACGTGCTCTCCGCTGCGGAATACCCGTGGCGTCAGGTGGCGGTGAATATCGCCATCAGCGGTCTCGAAATGCGCACGAACAGTGGCGAAAACCGCATCGTGAACTTCATCAAGGCCAAGGTGAAAAACGCCCAGAACTCGCTGGCCAACGGTCTCAGCACCGACCTGTACAGCGACGGCACCGCCGCCAACCAGATCAACGGTCTGCAGGCGCTGGTGGCGGACGCGGGCACCGGCACGGTGGGCGGTATCAACTCCAGCACCTATTCGTTCTGGCAGAACGTGGTTCAGTCCGCTGCCGCCCCGCTGCAGGGCGGCTCCGCGATCACCCCGTCGGCCTCGACGATTGAGTCGCTGATGCTGCCGCTATGGATTCGCCTCACCCGTGGTTCGGATATGCCGGATCTGATCGTCATGTCCGACGATTACTTCACCTTCTACGAGCAGAGCCAGACCAGCCTCAAGCGCTACACCAGCGACGAGAACGGCAAGGGCGGCATGATCTCCATGAAGTACAAGTCGGCCGACGTGTTCTTTGATTCGTCAGGCGGTATTCCGGCGGCCCACGCCTATTTCCTCAACACCGAGTACATGGATCTGGTTGTTCATCAGGACGCCAACATGACCATGCTCCCGGAGGTTGACTCCATCAATCAGGACGCGCTTGTCCGCACGATCATTTTCCAAGGCAACCTTGCCCTGTCGAATCGTTCGTTGCAGGGCGTGATCAAGGCCTAAAGGAGATCTGACATGACGACTTCCGCAAGCATTGTTCCGTTCGTTGGCTCTCAGGCCATTGGCAACTGGAACACCCCCGACACCGTTCAGCGCCATCCGCTGGGTACTGTCGTTTCCGCAGTCGACCCCTACTGGGGCGGCCAGGAACTGATGTACGTCCAGTTCAGCTTCACCACCGGCACGCCGTTGCGTACCGGTGCCGTGCTGGCCTACGACGTCGCGAGCTCTTTCACTGCGACGCTGGTGGCCAACACGGCCAACCTGGGCAAGTCTGTTGGGTTCAACCTCAACGCCATCCCCAGCGGCTTTGCCACCGGCACCTACTTCCTGTGGATCGTGATCTCCGGCTCTTACGTCGCGTGGTCGTCTGCCTCGGTTGCGGCTGACACCGCAATCGGCATTGTGGCCGCCGGTCAGGCTGGCGCGAACTCCGCTGGCAAGCAGCTGGTGAACTGCCGTTCAACCCGGCCGTCTTCCACCACCGTGGCCAAGACCAACACCGTTACCCAGAACGGCTCGCCCATTCTGCGGGTGTCCAACACCGACGGTTGGTTTGTTGGTGGCTCGGTGTCTGGCACCGGCATCACGACCTCGCTGATCACCGCCATTGATCCGGACAACCGGACGGTGACGCTGGCCAGCAACGCGTCCGCCACCGGCTCCGTGACTGCCACGGAGACGTTCAACGACGGCACGAACCACTTCAACAACGTCACGTTCAACCGTCCGTTTGCGCAGGGTGCTATCACCTAAGCATTCGGCCTGTTGGCCTTGGGGCGCCCTCTTCGGAGGGCGCTTTTTTTTGGGCGCTCGACAGCGCTCAGAACAAAGCGCAACCGCTTAAGGAGACGTATGGACAACCGCATTCCGTTTTTTGATTTCGTTCAGCGCGAACACGGCGTCGACGCCGAGCAGTCGACCGCAGCCGGCTATGAAGTGCCGAAGCTCGTCACCTTCATTCGCATCACCCCGCATGGCCACCGTGGCGACCCCATGGAGTTTTTCGCCGACGACTTCGTCGAGCGCAAAGGCCGCGAAGCCCGCGAGGGCCGTTACGACCACAGCTGGGTGGCGCAGTTCAAGAACGCGCTGAGCGAATACCGCGCCGGCCGCGAGCTGCCGCGCGAAGGCACGCCGCTCATGACGTGGGAACGCATTCTGAAAAGCCGCCGGGAACAGCTGGCCGCGAAGTTCCCGACCCTCGAGGACTTGGCCGCCTGCCCGGACACCACGCTGGGCGAAATTGGCCTCGACGGCCGCGTGCTGCGCGACATGGCCAAAGCCGAGCTGCAGGCGAAGAAAGACCTCGAGCCCGTCGTGCGCGAGCTCGCCCTGGCAAAAGAAGAGAACCGCCAGCTGCGCGACCAGGTGGAGCGGTTAGCCGCGCGCCTTGACGCGCTGGAAGACGACAAACCCAAGCGGCACCGCCGCACCATTGACGAGGCCGCGTAATGCAAAAGTACGTCAACGACATTGCCACCGTTGTTGGCGGCTCACTCGCGCCGCTGGCCAGCGCCAGCTGCGCGGTGTACCTCACCGGCACCACGACCCTCGCGTCGCTGTATTCGGATAACGGCGTCACTGCGCTGACGAACCCCACCACCAGCTCTGACACCGGCCGCCTGCAGTTCTATGCGGCCGACGGCCGCTACGACATTGTTTGCAGCAAGGCCGGGTACGCGACCACGACCATTGCGGACGTTCTGCTCGACGACCGGGACACGGTGAGCATTAACGATTTCGGCGCGGTTGGGGATGGCGTGACGAACAACACGGCGACGGTAACGGCTGTCAGTGCTTATCCCAAGGTTTATGTGCCGGACGGCACCTACAACACCACGTTCGTGAATTACACGACCGTTCCCGGCAGCTGGTGGGGTGTTGGCCAGATTGCTGACGCATCGAACCGCAAATTGGCCCCGTGGTACGCGAACGCCAACGCAGCGCCGGCAAGCACGGGCAGCGCCAACAGCCTGTTGACCGCGTTTGACGGCGACCTGACCCGTTGCCAATTTCCGGTGGGGCACAACATTTCTGGTGCAACCACGCTGACACAGCCGACGACTGGGTATGTGTATGTCAACGAGGTCTATCCGCACTTTACCTATCTGAACAACACCAGCGGCTGGAACCAATCAACGTCAGGAAACGACGGCAGAACACAGGCGTGCGCTTACCGTACCAAGGTGGACAACTACGGGCAGGGTGATTGTGTTGCGTACAACGGCACCGCTTTCGTTTCCGGAACCCGCGCCGGCAGCACCAACTTTCTAGCTAACCCGGCAGCGGGGCTTTTTGCCGGCGACATGACTGCTGGCGCTGATGGCGTGTACCTCAACCCCTACGAAACCATTTGCGTTGACAGCGGTTACGACGTTGCTTGTGTGGGCATCGTCAACAATTTTGTCAGGACAAACGCAACCGGCGCTAAGTCGGTGTTCTGGCATGGGTATCGGGCGCAAAACCAAGGCACTGTTACTTGCGATGCGGTGATCTCGGCCACCGGCCTATGGGTGACTGGTTTAGATTTGGCCATGAGTGATTTCGGCGCGAACAAAGGCGCAGTCAGTCTTAAAGCAAACGACCGGGTCTATTTCAACAGCACCGCTGGCGCGTCCGGCAGTTTGAATGCAGGCATTAGAACTACCGTTTTTGGTACTTCATGGATGGCCTTCGACAGTGTGTCGGGAGACATGCAACTGGCAAACGGAAGCGCGACGCAGTTCGCCGTGTCAAACACGGCATCGGCCGTAAACTATTTTCAAGCATTGGGTGGTGCTGCGGGTGGTTCTCCGCAATTCCGTGCGGTCGGCTCGGATACAAACATCAGTGTGGGATACCTCACTAAAGGCACCGGCTTCCATTTTTTCTATTCAAACGTCGCCGCTCCGGCGGTGCAGTTTGCAATTAACGGAAACCAAACAAGCGCGGTTAATTACCTCACTGTAAGAGGTGCAGTCGCCGGAACAAGCCCGCAGATGACTGCAACCGGCTCCGACACCAACATTGACCTATCTCTCATTACAAAGGGCACTGGCGTTGTGCAGTACGGCACTTACACCGCTGGCGTGGTGGCACAAGCGGGATACATAACAATCAAAGACGCTGGCGGCACCACTCGCCGGCTGCTGGTGGGGTAATTATGGAACCGAAATACCTGATCCCGGAATCGCTGATGAAAGCTATTCACGACTACCTGTTGTCGCAGCCAATGCGAAACGTCGAGGGGCTTGTGTCTGCCTTGCGTAACGCAGAACGGGAAAAGACCGATGATGTCTCGGCTGCTGTTTGAACTTGAACACTTGCTGATTGCCCTTGCGTTGCAATCCGTGTGGGGCTTTGCCACCGGCGACTGGTGGGCCGGCGCTGCGCTGGGCGCTGGCGTATTCATTGGCCGCGAACACGCGCAGGCCGAATACAAGTGGATTGAACACTACGGCAAAGGACGCCGCGCCAACCTGCCCTGGTGGGGTTGGGCAGATCCTCGCGTGTGGAACTTTCATTCGTGGTTTTGGAACCTGACGCTGCCGGTGGTGGCAGTGATGGTCATTGCGCAATTCAAGGTGATCTAAACAGTGACAATCGTAGTCCCCGCGACCAGTGCCAGCGGCAGCCTCACGCTGCTGCAACTCATTCAGTCGGTGTGCCGGCGCATTGGCATTCTGGCGCCGAACGCGGTGGTCACCAGCACAGATCCGCAGGTGATCCAGCTGCTCGAGCTCAGCCTCGAGGAAGGCCGCGAGCAGCTGTCGCGCTATTCGTGGCAGGCCCTGCAGCAGGAAGCCACGTTCACCACGGTGGCCGCCCAACTGCAAACGACGCTGGCGGCCATCACCACCGGGTTTGAATGGATCGTCAACAACACCATTTGGAACCGCTCGCTGCGCCGGCCGGTGTATGGCCCGGATTCCCAGCAGGACTGGCAACAGTCGCAGGCCATGCAGATCAACGGGCCGTTCAACCGGTTCCGCATTATCTCTGGCGCGATCAATTTTTATCCGGTACCAGCGGCCGGGCAGACGTGCGCGTTCGAGTACATTTCAAACGCTTGGATCACCACCAACCTTGGCGTGGGATCTTCGACGTGGACGTCTGACCTCGACACCACCGTGCTCGACGAGCAGCTCGTCATTCTCGGCACGGTGTGGCGCTGGAAAGCGGCGAAGGGCCTGCAGTACGCAGAAGACTTCCGCAAGTACGAAGCCCGCCTGCTCGACGTCATGAACCGCGACGGGGCCAAGCCCACGCTCACCATGACCGGCGCCAAGTACGACGTGCCGCCGGTGGTCATTGTGCCGGCTGGAAGCTGGAACTAATGCGCCAAGCGGCCCAACGCGCGCAGATCTCGCGCACGGTCTCGGTGCCCGCGCCCACCGGCGGCTGGAATACCCGCGACGCCTTGGCGCAGCAGAAACCCAACGAGGCGGTGATCCTCGACAACTTCTTTTGCCTGCCGTACTCGGTACGCGTGCGGCCAGGCTACTCGAGCCACGTCACCAGCCTTGCCAGCACCGCGCGCACGCTCATGAGTTATTCGCCGGCCAGCGGCGGGGCGCGCCTGTTCGCCGCTGCGGGCGCGAACATTTACGACGTCAGCACTGCGGGCGCGGCGCCTGCGCCGTCACTCACGCACCTGTCGAACGACTCGTTCCGCAAAGTGGTCTTCGGCACGCCGGGCGGCCATTTCTTGGTGGCGGTGAACGGCGCCGACCTGCCTATCGTTTGGAATGGCACCAGCTGGGGCAATATCTTCAGCGCCGCGTTCAGCGTGACGGTCACCTCGATCACCAGCGTTGGCACCGCCTGCACCGTCACCATGAGCGGCGCGCACAACCTGCAGACCGGCATGGCGGTCACCATCACAGGCGCCACTGAGACCGCCTACAACGGCACGTTTGTGATTGTGCGAACCGGCGCCAACACGTTCACCTACATCGCCCTTAGCGTGCCCAGCGCGAGCCCGGCAACCGGCGCCCCAGTGGTGACGCCCAACATTAATGCCGCCATCACCGGCGTCTTACCCAGCACCTTCACGCATGTGAATGCGCACAAAAACCGGCTGTTCTTTATCGCCAACAACAGCCTCACCGCGTACTACCTGCCGGTGAACAGCATCGGCGGCGCAGCGCAGGCGCTCAATTTCCAATCGCTGTTTACGCGCGGCGGCTACTTGGTGGCCATGGACACATGGACCGTGGACGGCGGCTACGGTCTGGACGATTACGCGGTCTGGATTACGTCCGAGGGGCAGGTGGCGGTCTATCGCGGCACCGACCCGGCATTGCCCGCTACATGGTCGCTGGTGGGCCTCTACCAGCTCAGCGCGCCGATTGGCCGCAACTGCTTCCAGAAATACGGCGGCGACCTGCTGTGCATCACCAAGGAAGGCCTGGCCCCGCTCACCAAAGCGCTCATCTCCTCGGCCGTCACCGACCGCATGATGTTGACCGACAACATTCAACAAACCATGTCGGACTACACCACGCTCTATGGCGCGAATTCGGGCTGGCAGATCCTGCTGTATCCCGAAGAAAACATGTTGCTGGTGAACGTGCCGACCAGTAACACGGTCAGCTACCAGCTGGTCATGAACACCATTTCGGGCGCGTGGAGCCAGTTCAAAAACTGGAACGCCGCGTGCTGGGAACGACACCAAGGCGCGATTTATTTCGCGACCGGCACCAGCGTCGCGCTGGCGTGGACCGGCAACCAGGACAACGGCCAGCCCATCAGTTTTGAGGGCTTGCAGTCCTTCAACTACGCCGGCAACCCCTCGCAGTTGAAGCAGGTGAAAATGCTGCGCCCGCTGCTGCTGGCCGACGGCAGGCCCAACGTGCTGCTGGGCGTGAACGCCGATTTCGACACCAGCACGCCCACTGGTATCCCGAGCTTCACGCAAAACACGGCTTCCGTGTGGGATACGGCGACGTGGGACGCCGGCGTCTGGACCGGCGACCCCGCCATCAAGCGCGACTGGCAAACCGCGTTCGCCATGGGTTACTGCTTCGCCGCGCACATGGTCGGCACCATTAGCGTCAGCCCGCTCAGCTGGATCTCGACCGACTACGTCGTCGAGGCCGGGGGCGTCATTTAGTGCTGGTCGTTGGCCCTGAAGTTGTTCAGTGGGTCGCGACGCGCACTAACGAGTTCGGGAACTTTGGCGCAGCCGTCGGCATTGGCTGGGCGCGCAATGGCGAGCTGGTGGCGGGCGTCGCTTATAACGAGTTCAACGGCGTGAACATCAACGCCCACATTGCCAGCAGTGGCCGCCACTGGCTGACCCGCGACTTTCTGTGGGCAATTTTCGACTACCCGTTCCGGCAGCTTGGGGTGCAACGGATCACCGGGCTGGTGGGGGAAGGCAACGCCGCGGCCCGTCGGTTCGATGAGCACCTCGGCTTCACGTTAGAAACAAAACTCACTGGCGCGCACCCGACTGGCGATTTGCTGGTGTACGTCATGTGGAAACACGATTGCAGATGGCTGGAGAAAAACCATGCGCAGTGAATTGTTAGGCCTGATCACGCGACGCGGCCGTCGCCTTGGCATGTGGGCGAAAGACAGCCCGGAAGCGCCGCCCGCGCCGGACTTTCTGGCCGCCGCCAAGGAAACCGCTGCCGGTAACCGCGCCAATTCCCTCGAGGCGCTGCAAAACAACCGGATCACCCAGAACACGCCGTTCGGTAGCATCACCTACACCAAGGACAAGAACGGCAACTGGGTCCAGAACCTCAATTACAGCAGCGCGCAGCAGGGCCTGTTAAACCGCCAGAACCAAATCTCAAGCCAAATTGCCGGGCAGCTCGGGACGTACCTCAAACGGTTTGGCGGCAGCCTCACCGGTGACGCCGGCAAGGTCGGCCAAAACGCGCTGATGGCTCGCTATCAGCCGCAGATCAACCAAGACCGGCAGGCGCTGCAGGCGCAGCTGGCCAACCAGGGGATCATGCAAGGCAGCGAGGCGTACAACAACGCCATGAGAATTCAGGGCCAGCAGGAAAACGACCTGTACCGCCAAGCCGGCCTGTACGGCCTCGAGGCCGGCCAGAAGATGCAGGATCACTACATGAACCTGCTGGGCGCTGCGCGCCAACAGTCGTCGCCTACTGCGCCCAACTTTGCGCCCGTGCCGCAGCAGCAATACATCGCCGGTCCCGACATTCTGGGCGCGACCAAGGCGGGTTCCGACTATGCGCAGAACCTCTACAACTCGCAGGTGGCGCAGTACAACGCCGACGGCGGCTGGTTCGGCCCTATTGGTGGCGCAGCGCTCGACATTGGCAAAAGCGCGGCGGCCGGTGCCGCCGGCGGCTGGGCGGCGGGCAGATTCTCCGACCGCCGCCTCAAAAAGGACGTGCAGGAAATTGGCAAAACCGATTCCGGCTTGCCGCTTTACCTGTTCCGTTACCTCTGGGACAACGAAAACGAGTCGCCGCGCGTGGGCGTCATGGCGCAGGACGTCCTCGAGGTCATGCCGGACGCTGTGATGACGCGGCCCGACGGTTACCTCATGGTTGACTACGCGAGGATCTGACATGGCAAACCCATTCACAGGCGGCGCGGCCGGGTTCTCCGGCATCGACTACCTCGCGCCGGAAGTCGCCCAGCAGCAGCGCGAAATTCAGCGACAGCAGGCCATTGCCGACCTGTTGCGCCAGCAGTCGTTGGAGAACAACAACCAGACGCAGGTCGTCAGCGGTTGGGCCATTCCGAACTCAAGCGCAAGTCGTTTTTCACAGCTAGGCCAGGCGCTCATGGCCGGCTACATGCAGCGCAAGATCGACGGCAAGCAGGCCGCAGTGGCGCAGCAGCTGGCCGAGCGACTGGGCGGCGTGTCTTACGCCCCCGCCAGCCAGTCCAGCAGCGCGACCGCCGTAACGCAGCCCGGCACTGCCACCACCGCGCCTATTGTCGACGGGTCGGTGACTGCGCCTAGCTTTGACTCGCGCAAGGCGGCGGCGCCGGGGGCTGCGGCGGGCAGCGTTGGGCCGTCGCTCCAGTCAATAATGCTGTTCAACGCCTTGGGGATTACGCCTCCACCCAAGGTCGTCGAGCGCTTGATGGGCGTCGAGCCCAACAAGGAAATTGTGAAAGTTGACGCCGGCAACGAGGTGAACGTGTACGCGGTCGACCCTGTAAGCGGCGCTCAGACTTTAGTTACAAGCCTGCCTAAAGGCGTCTCGCCAGACGGGCAGCTGAGCGCCGGCGTCACTGTTCGCGGGCAAAACATGAGCGCGGAAACAGCACGTAGAGGCCAAGACATTGGCAGTGCAGACCAGCAACGCGGGCAGAACATGACTGCAAACGCAGCCGCTCTCGCCGCTGGCGGAAACGGCGGGTTTGCCGGTACGAGCATGGAAGCCCAAGTCAACAACACTTACATGCGGTTGACTCTGAAGCAACAGCGAGGCGAGACGTTGAGCCCTGAGGAAAACATGGCCCTTCAGCTTGCCATTCGTGTGTTAAATGAGCCTAAAGTCGTGGGCACTGTGGAAGGCGGGCTCAGCTTGATAAACCCCCCGCCGCTTCCCAACGCGCCGACACCGCCCCCCGCAGCTGCTCCGCAAAACTCCGCGCCGCCTGCGTCACCCGCTGCGCGCCCCGACTTGCAGCCTAACTTCCCTAACGTGCGCACGCCGGGCAGTCAGCCGACCGTGACGCAGCTTTCCGCGCCGACGAAAGCGCCAAACGAAAATCAGTCAAAAGCGGCAGGCTTCGCTGCGCGCATGGAAAACGCGGAAGGAATTTTCACCACAAACCCGGCTGGGGTCGAAACCTACACAACACAAATTGCGGGTGCCGTGCCAAAAGTTGGTGACTCGGCACGCCGGGCTTCGCAAACCCCAGAACAACAAAAATATGATCAGGCGAAAGAAGACTGGATCAGAGCGGTGTTGCGCAAAGAATCAGGTGCGTCTATCAGTGATCCGGAACGGGCAGGGCAGGAAAGGACTTATTTTCCACAGCCCGGCGAAGGGCCGGAAGTCGTTAAGCAGAAAGCCATTGCCCGTCAATTAGTCATGGAAGCCATGCGCAAAGAAGCCGGCCCAGCCGCTTACGAGTCGTCGGTTACCGGCGCCGGCGGAGGCCAAAAAAACCGTAAGTGGAGCGAACTCTAATGAACATTGAGCTTCCAAACGGCACCGTGCTGTCAGACGTCCCCGACGGCGTCTCCAAAACGGAAATCATGCGCAAGGCAGTGAACGCCGGCCTTGCCCGCTATGAGGACTTCTTCCCGGCCGGAGACCCCACCGAAGGCATGAGCGGGCTCGAGAAGTTTTGGGCCGGCATGCAAAAGTCGGTCGTCGACACCGGGCGCGGGATTGCGCAGATCTTCGACGGCGGCAAAGAACTGCAATCGCGCATTGACGACGCCAAGCGCCTTGACGCGCCGCTGTTAAAGACGGGCGCTGGCTTTGCCGGGAACCTCACCGGCACGGTGTCGCAAGCCGCGCCGCTGCTGCTGGTGCCGGGCGCCAACACCGTGGCCGGCTCAATGGCGTTAGGCGCGCTGCAAGGCGGCTTACAGCCGACAGCCAGCGACGAAAGCACGGCCGGCAATATCATCGCCGGCGGCGTGTTGGGCGGCGCAGGGCAGGTAGTGGGTAACATGTTGCCGCGCGTTGTAGGAAGTTTGGCGGCCCCCTTTTACGAAAGTGGTCGCCAAAGAATTGTAGCTGACGCCCTCCGCCGATTTGCGACAGACCCTAACGCAATTACCAGAACAGCCACCGAGGTTGTTCCTGGCGTTCGGTATACCTTGGCCGAAGCCACTCAAGATCCGGGACTGGCCATGCTTGAGAAAGCAGCCGGTGCCGCCGATCCGCAAATTGGCGGGCAACTAAAAGCACGAGACGTGCAGAACGTGTTGGCGTCGCGCGACGCTATTGGACAAATTGCGGGTGACCAAGCGCAGCGAAACGCCGCAGTTGCCGCTCGCGACGCCGCCTCTGGCGCGGCATATCAAACCGCCAGAGCAACCACCGTTCCTGCAGACCCTGAGCTGGTGCGCCTAATGCAACGCCCAGAAGTGCGGGCAGCTTTCCAGCAAGCGCAACAAAACGCAGCCAACTCAGGCATGCCTATCGCGACCAATTTCTACACGCCCGCGAGGCGCGTGCTTGACGGCCTGAATGGTTTTAGAGACATCCCTGAGCAGTTCGGCAACATCAGCGGAGACACGCTTCACCAAGTCAAAATGGCGCTTGATGCGTCGCTGTCGTCTGGCCCGCAGCGCGGCATTGTGGGGGCAAATGCTAACGCGGTGCGCAGTGCGCGCGACGACTTGCTGAACTGGATCGAGACGAGGATCCCGGAATACGCGCAAGGGCGGCAAGCCTATGCAGCCGGCAGCCGACCTATTGGACAAATGGATATTGGCCAAAACCTGTATGAAACGCTGACCCCAGCCTTGGCCGACGCCGGAGACGTGACGCTGGCTCGAGCTCGAGGAGAAGCGTTCGCCAGAGCATTACGCAATGCCGACGCCACGGCGGCCGACGCTACCGGCTTTCCTGCGGCGACCATGGACAACATTATGGAGCCGGCTCAAATGGACACCATAAACGCCGTGCGTGATTACTTGGCGCGGCGCGCGGCCACGGGCGACCTGTCAGCGGCGAGAGGCAGCGACACTGCGCAGAATTTGGCAGGCCGAAACATTCTGCAGTCCATCTCCGGGCCGCTTGGGCTGGGCGACGGGTTTGTGTCTAGCGCGTTTGCGCAAACTCTGGCGCGCCCATTGTCGCTGGTGGCACAACCGGCTGAGGCAGCAGTGCAAAGACGTCTTGCGCAAGCCTTGCTAAATCCCCAAGACGCCGCGCAAGTGCTGCAAGGCGTAACACCAAGCCAGCGGCAGGCGCTGATCCAAAACCTTTACCAGCGAGCGCTTACCACGGGGTCTATCGCATCAGGTGCGCAAGCGGCGGGACAGTAGTCGTTTGACCTTGCCTTCGGGCACAAAGTGAAGAATTAGGCGGCCGAGACAGGCCACGGCGTACATGTACGCAAACATCAGGAACGGCTTCAACAGCAAAGCCCACTGCCAGCTTTTCATAACGTCTCCCGCCCGCATCCTGCGGGCTTTTTTGTTTTTGTAGCACAGGAATCATCGCCATGCCACGCAATGGATTAGGAACTTATTCCCTGCCCGCCGGCCAGCCGGTGGTTAGCGGCGCTACCATCAGCGCCTCCGTATTCAACACGCTGACCAACGACCTTGCCAGTGCGCTGACGCAAAGTTTGTGCATTGACGGGCAGGCGGTTCCTACTGCGAACCTGAACATGGGCGGGTTCAAACTCACCAACGCGGCCCTGGGTACCGCCACCACCGACATGGCGACGCTGCAGAACTTCGCCAGCCCGCCGGCGATTGGGGCGACGACGCCGGCGGCGGGTTCGTTCACCACCATGGCCGCCGCCACGATGACCGCCGCCACGATGACCACCACCGGGTCTGCGGCGTTGACTTCGACGGCAGATCAGTTTGCGTGTGTCTACTCGCTGAAGTCGTGCAACACAACCAATACACGGCCGCAGCTGCAGATGAACCGGTCCAGAGGGACGCTGGCCGCGCCCACTGCATTGGCCACCAGCGACATCCTCGGCGAATGGCAGTTTTTCGGCTATACGGGCAGCAGCTATTCGCAAAGCGCCAGCATTCGCTGTGTGGCCGAAGCCGCTTTTACTACCGCGCCAAACCTGCAAAGCGCCTTGCAGTTCTACACCTGCAAAACGCCCGGCAGCAGCAGCATCAGCGAAATTGGCAGGTTTTCTTCCGCCGGCAATTTGCTATGGGGCACCACCAGCACGTCGCTAACGTCGGGCAACACAACGCTAGACGGCACTGCGGTCCTGCAGAACGGCTTAATTCGCTCTTCAGCCTCCAGCCTTGCCACGCTCGAGCTCAACCGCACTACCACCTTCGGCGGAGTCGCCACGTTCTTCGGCAAAGGCGTGCAGGTGGGTGGCATCACGGTTTCGGCTGCCGCCACCTCGTTCGATACGTCGTCCGACTACCGCCTGAAAACCAACGTGCAGCCCTTTGCAAGCGCGTTGGAAACGGTCGCCAAGCTGCGGCCGGTGACTTACGACTGGCGGATCAACGGCGAACGCAGTCAAGGCTTCATCGCGCACGAACTGGCTGAAGTAGTGCCCGACGCGGTGACGGGTGTGAAAGACGCGGTCGACGAAGACGGGAAAATAATTCCGCAGGGCGTGGACTACAGCAAGCTGGTCGTTTTTCTAGCTGCCGCCATTCAGGAGCAGCAGGCCGCTATCGTCGCCCTTGAGGCCCGCCTCGCTGCGCTGGAGCCCGCCTAATGGAAACCCTCGGCGAGAAGCAGCGGCGCTTTGTGCGCCTGGTCGGCAAGCTGATCGAGTTTGCCTATGCCAACGGCTACGAGCTCACCTTCGGTGACGCGTACCGATCGCCAGAACAGGCCAAGGCCAACGCGGCCTCCGGCGCCGGCATTGCCAACAGCCTGCACTGCGAGCGGCTGGCCATCGACCTGAACCTGTTCAAGCTAGGCCAATACCTGACCGACTCGGCTAAGTACAAACCCTTAGGCGACTACTGGAAAACCCTCGGCGACGACTGCGCATGGGGCGGAGACTTCAAGCGCCCCGACGGCAACCACTTCAGCCTTCGCCACGGGGGCCGCGCATGAACGACGAGCTGCACCGTGACGTGGGGCGTCATGACGCCGAGATTGCCAGCCTCCAGCGCGAGATTGCCGAACTGCGTACGGACGTCAGATCCATTCTCACCACGCTGGCCGAAGCGCGCGGCGGTTGGAAAACCCTGATGGCGGTCGCCGGCTGCGCCGGCATGGCGGGCGCAATCATTACCAAGGTCGCGTTGGCCCTGGGCGTCATCAAATGATGGGCGACCTCATTGCGGGCCTGTTCGGAAAAGTTATCGACCGCGTCTGGCCCGACCCGGCACAGAGGGCCGCCGCTGCGCAGGCCATTGCCGAACTGCAGCAGGCGGGTGAGTTCAAGCAAATCGACGCCGAGCTTGAGGCCCGCCGGCAGCAGGCAGAAATTCTGGCTAAGGACGCCGGCAGCGACGATCCGTTTCAGGCTCGTTGGCGCCCGTTCATTGGCTGGGTCTGCGGCGCCGCCTTCGCGTACAACTTCATCGGCCTGCCGGTGGCTCGCCTGTTATGTGACATAGCCGGCCACCCGCTTAACATTGGCCCAGCCGACATGTCGGAAATGATGCCCATTCTGCTGGGCATGCTTGGCCTCGGTGGTTTGCGCACGTTCGAGAAGCTGAAGAAGTGAATTTCTAACGACGGAGGCTGCAATGCCAACGCCAGCGCTGAGCAGAGAAGAATGCTTCAAGGCCGTTCAGGCCGTCGACGAAGCAGTCAAAAAAGGGTACGTCGTGAACGGTCGGCCTTCTGCGGTGCGCCACGCCGCCGGGGCGCTGGGCATGAACGTGAAGGCTATCGAGCATCGCATCCAAAGCGCCCAGCACAGATATGGCGACGGGCTGCACCTGCAGTTCAACCGCCAGAAGCTGCGGGTGGCCGAGTCGAGCAAGCGCATCATGCGACTAGAGCAGGCGGAAACCCCGGAGCCCAAGCTGCCGGACTTCCCCGACGACGACATTGCCGAGTCCGAAATCATCGACCTCATGTGCCGGCGCTACGAGAAGCGGGCCGAGCACAAGGCCAGCAAGAAGTGGTTTCGCATTGAAATGCCCGACGACCAGCCGTTCGCGGTGCTGTGGTGGGGCGACCCGCACCTCGACAACAACGGCACCAACTGGCCGCTGCTGAAAGCGCACGCGCAGCTCGCGCGCCACCCGCGCGTTTATTCGGTCAACATTGGCGACACCCTCGACAACTGGCCCAACGGCTCGCGCCTCATGAGCCTGTACGCGCAGAGCGACCAGAGCGTCGCAACCTCACACAAGCTGGCCCGCTGGTTCTGCAAAAACTCCGGCATTCGCTGGCTGGTGTGGCTGTTTGGCAACCACGACGCATGGGCCGGCATGACCAGCACCGAATGGCTGCGCGAAATGGGCGGCCGCAAAATCGTTATGGAAGACTGGGGCGCGCAGTTCGTGCTGGCCTGCCCTGGTGGTGCCGAGTTCAAGCTGTGGGCAGCGCATAACTTCCCCGGCCACTCGCAGTGGAACAGCCTGCACGGCCCGCAGAAGGCGGCCTCAATGCGCGAGGAGGCCGACCTGTACGTTTGCGGCCACCTGCACAACTGGGCCATACACAAAGAGGAAAGCAGCCAGCGCGGGTTCACCTATTCGCTGGTTCGGGCCAGAGGCTACAAGTACCTCGACGACTACGCCGAGAAGCTCGGGTTCATGCCCCAGCAGTCCGGCGCCAGCATAATGACCGTGTTCCTGCCGGCGACCAGTCGCCACTACAACTTTGAACACCCCGAAGACGGCATCGCGTTTTTGGACGCAGTGGGGGCAGCATGAATGACGTGGTCGACCTCGATGCGCGACGTAAAGCGAAAGAGCCGCCGGAGGGATATGTCGAGCTTTATGCCTGCGACTGCGGCAGCGGGCTGTGGCGGCTGTACGCCGACGGCTCGGTTGAGTGCGTAAATTGCGCCGGAATTCCGCCTGACCTGCACACCGTGAGAGGTGCTGAAAACTAGCGCGATCGTGCCAAATTTCTTGGGCCATTTTGGGGCCACCGAACTGGCAAAAGCAGGAAAAATGGCCTCTAAATGCACCATAAGTCATTGTTTTCATTAGGGCGCATCGGCTGAATCGAACTTAAAATCCCTCGACCTTTGGTTGTACCGGTTCGATTCCGGTCCCGGGCACCAAATAAAACAACAAGTTAGAGGGCGGAGGCGGTTAACCCTCTTTTTTCTTGGGCCACCTGTGGGCCACCATATTCTGGGTGGCCGCGACCAGGGCGGAGTCTTGCAGGTGCGCATACCTGCTGGTCATTTGCATGGTCGAGTGGCCCATGAGCTCCTTGAGCACGCGAATATCGACGCCGGCGGCCACCGCCCAGCTGGCGTAGGTGTGTCTCAAGTCGTGAAAACGAATGTGAGGCATGCCGCAGAGCTCGCGGGCGCGCACGAAGTCGTGGCGCAGAAGGTGTTCGTTCGTCCGCAGCGGCAGCCGCTCGCAAATGTGGGCCGCGTCCTCGGGCACCGGGACCAGCCGGGGCCGGCCCGACTTCGAGGTCGGCAGCCACAGGGCGCCGTCGCGCCAGTTCTTCTTGGTGAGGCTGAAGAGCTCGGACTTGCGCAGGCCGGTACAGGCGGCCAGCCACACCGCGTCCTTTGCGCCTTCCGTTTGCAACGCCTCGACCAGCTGCGCGACGTCCTCGAGGCTGAGGTAGACGTGCCGTTCCTGCTGTTCTCGCAGCAGGCGAACCCGCGAGCCCAGCTTGCTGTCCGACCAGCCCCACTGGTGGCAGAGGTTGCCCAAGCGTCTCAGAAGCGCCAGCCGGCGGTTTATGGTGGCAGGCGTGAGGCCTTCGCCGGCCCGAATAATGTCGGCGGCCGCGTCGGCAATGCGGTCGATCGGACGGTTCAGGTGTTCGCGAATGAGCCTGGCCTTACTCAGCAGGCTCGACTGGGCCTTGAGCCCGACGGCCTCGGTCGTCAGGTATTCCGCGAGAGCGTCGGCAAGCGAACGATTTGGCCGGAGGCCCGCGCGCTCGCGCTGGACGTCCTCAAGGACTTTTCGCTCGGCTTCGAGCGCGAGCGCTTTGGTGCTAAAAGTGAGGCTAATACGTCGTCCGTTTTCTTGTAGACGAAGCCGCCATTTGGTGCCGCGTTTCGTGATTGGCATGCTTCCCTCCCTGCATCGTTTATGTAGCGCGCGATCTCAGCCGGGTCGAACCGCCGGCTGCGGGCGCCGGTGCCCAGTAGAATGGCCGTCAGCCGGCCAGCGTCGACCAGTCGGTGAACCATTCGCGGGGCGCATTTCCAACGCGCCGCCACTTCTTGGGCTGTGAGTAGTTCAGTCATTGAAGGTCTCCAAAATCAGTCGAACTATTTCTTCACTACTAACACCCCCGTCTTCCAATGATTTTAAAGGCAGATTGACGTTCAGGCCTTCTAATGCTTTAAGCAATTCAAATGTTTTGGCCTCAAATTCGGCCCTTGCTTCTTTCGCCTCTGCCCATTCCAAATATGCGTCTGCGCATGCTTTCGACGCCGTTTCTTTTGCTTTTTTCGCTACAGCATGTTTATTTTTGGCAAGCGCCAATGCTTCTTGAGTTTTTTCTTCTGAATCTTGGGCTTTTTGCTTTTTTTCTAGGGCTTTTTCGGCATGCCATAGCTTGTAGCTTTCGAGTTTCTCGGCACGCAGCGCGGCTGATTTCGCAAATTGAAACGAAATGATCGCTTTCATTATTTCCAGTTCATCAGTCATGGGCCGCGCCCTCCAGAATTTCCAACAGCTTGCTGCTGGGCCAGACTTCCATTTTCCGCCCGTCCTCGGCTGACTGTTTTCGCACCAGCCAGCCGTCCTGGGCAAGTCGCACGATCATTTGCCGCGTCCCCTCTTTGTAGAACGGCGACGATAGGGCCAGTCGCTTGCTTGACCGGTGTTCGGGTTTTGCCGACAGAACCCATTCAATGACCCAGCGGGCTAACGGGGACTCCCGAGCCAAGCCGATGCGGTCGTAGGTCTTGTCCAGCATGTAGTGGGCGTCTTGCACAACGCGCTGGGCGTTCATGCTTGGCGCCTCCGCACATACACCGCCGTCCCTTCCGGCCAAGCCATGTGTTTGTTGTCGGGGATGAAAACCCACCGCCCGCCGTATGTCCCGAACATTTGACCAATCAACTCGTACTCTTCCGACTTCTCGGCCAGCGCCGCATCCAACTGCTGGTGTGTATTTGACAGACGCACTAGCGTGTTGTGCGTCTCGGTGCATTTACATAGATCAGAGGGCGCAAAGCATGTTCCGCATGTGTCTCTGTTCATTACCAGTCCTCATTCATTTGTTGCTTGGCCTCGGCAATCGCGCGGCGCAGGGCGTCCGCCACGTCGATGGCGCGGTTCACGCGCTCCTGCGAGTCCTGCAAGGCCACTTGCGACTCCTGCAAGGCCAGCATCAGGCTGGCTATGTCGTCGCGGACTTGGTTCGGCAGGTAGTCCGCACCCATGTATTCCTGCCGGCAGCGGAGCATCAGCGCATGTAGCTGTTCCATAACCTCTCCACCCGCCCGGCCATTTCGACCGTGCATTTGTTTTTGCCGATAGCAATTTTGGGCGACTTGAAACCCAGTTCGCGGGCCAGCCTCGTTTTGGTAAAGCCTTCGTCCAGCAGCTGGTCAAGCCGGCGCCACGTTTGCTTTGCCGAAACATGCGCTCCATCTAGCCGCGACGCCGGCGTCACCGCCAGGATTTTCTTCTCAGTACTGGCGCGAATCTTGGTTCGCGTCCCCTGATAAATCTTGATGATCACCGACAGGTTCAGGTCGGTCGCTAACCGCACCGCCCGACGCCCAACACCCTTCTTGCGCAGCTTGAGCAGGTGCTCACGCGCGGCGCTGGCGTCGACCAGGCCGTTCCATTCGCCACGCTTGCGGGCGGCTAAGCGCTCGCGCTCATACGCCGAATTGGCCGTCCTGCAGAAGTAGCAGTGACAGCCAGCAAGGTACTGCAGGCGCGTGCCGCAGCCCTTGGCCAGCTCGGCGGCAGGCTTCAGGCCGTTAAGGGCTACCGTGGGCACGACGAGTCCTCAATGCGCAGCGTCGTCCCGGCCGGCGCTTGCGGCAGTTCGCTCCAATGGGTCACGCCCGGCAACGGCATGGCGTCGAGGTCACGCCATTGGTTGTCTTCGAGGTAGCCAACCCATGCCTCGCCGGCTGCGGCTACCAAAACGACGCCGTCGTCGCTTGGTAGGTTTTCGGTTACAGATACCCAGCGCATGGTCAGAACGGAATGTCGTCGTCTTGGAAGTCGTCCATGGCCGGAGCCATGCCGCCTTCGGGCACCGAAGCCTGCGAGCTCGTCCCGCGGCCTCCCAGTAGGGTGAGGTCGTGCACCCGCACCTCTGTCGCTTCGCGCTTGGCGCCGGTCGTCTTGTCGTCCCACTGGCGCACCTGCAGCTCGCCGCGAACGGCAATTTGGCTTCCCTTGCTGACGTAGTTCGACACCAGCTCGGCCAGCTTGTCCCAGAACACCAAGGTCACCCATGTGGTGTCGTCCTGGCGCTCGCCGTCCTTGCCTTTGCGCCGCCGGCTCACGGCCATGCGGGTGTTGGCGACGGCCGTGCCGCCGCCGGTATAACGCACCTCGGGGTCTTTCCCGATTCGGCCCGTCAGGGCCACTAGGTTCAGGTCACTCATAACTGTCTTTCCTTTTCTGCGGTTAATTGGGCCTCGAGGGCCGCGACTTCGTCCAAAAATTGGGGCACCTCGCGCTCGAACAGCGCAAAGGTTTCGGGGTCTGCGTGGATGCGCTTGACGAACAAGTGCATGGCCACGTCCTCGAGGCGCGGGTCGTAGACCACGACGTCGCACCAGCTGCGGCCCAGCACCCACAGCTGCCATTGCACTTGGTGTTCGTAGTCCGACACGTCGCCGGTGGCCCACACGCGGGCCACGCGGCCCATTTCGTAGGGGCACTTGATTTCGACCAGCCCGTCGTCACCAACCAGCCCGTCCGGGCTGGCGCCGACGTCGAGCTGGTCGTGCAGGGCAAAGCCCAAGGCCTCAACCATCGTTTGGCTGCGCGCCTCGTATTCGTCGCGGGCCAGCGGCTCGAGGTCGGTTCCTCGCTGCATTGCCTGATTGACGTACACGGGCCACTCCATGAGCGTCACGCGCTCGAAGGCCAGCTGCAGCGCGTAGTCCTTGCGGACCTGCGCCGGCCTGCCGACTTCTTCGCCCTTCAAGGGCTTGAGGCGCGCGACCACGTCGGCCGCGCGGCTGGCGGTCGGCACGCCCCGCCGGGCGCGCCTCCACTCGTAGGTGCCCTGCTCGACGTTAAGCAGCCGCATGCGAGGCCTCCTGTAGGCGCTGTTTACATTTGTCTTTGTGGGCGCCAAGTGCCTTGCGCACATTGGCCGGAAGGGTTGCCCAGGCCTTGCCGAGGGCGTCCATGTCCTCGCAGCGGTCGAGCTGCCGCTGGGCAACCTCCAGCGTGGCCGGCAGCAGGCCGTCTTCGCGCTTGGACTCTTGTGCCGGGCGCTGCTGGTGCGACGCCGCGTTGCCGTCGTCGTCTTCCTGCGCCACGCCGGCCATGGCGGCCAGCGCGTAGCGGCGTAGGTAGGTGGTGGCCGCGCCAATGCCTTGAGCGTCGACACGCGCCGGCACGCAGCTGGCGCAGCTGCTGACCCAGCCACCCTCGGCGTGAGCCAGCGTGGTGGTCACGCTGACGTTGACGCCGTCAAAGGCGGTCGACTGCAGAATGCTCAGGCCGTGCTTGGCAAACGTCGGGCGCACGGTGTTAAGCACTTCGGCGAGGTCGGCATAGCGCGACTTGAAGTGCGGGTTGACGTTGCCTTTGATAGCGTTTTCAACCTCGGCCTGAGCGGCGGCGAGGGCGGCGAAGAGCGGGGCGTTAGCGTTTGAAAGTTCCATGGTCGTCTCCTTGGCAGCCCTGTGGGCTGCGCGTTAGTTAGGCAATAAATAGGTGGCGCTGGTCCCACATGAGCAGGCCAAAAGAAATCAGGCCGCCGTAAGCAAGGGCGCTGATGGCCAGCTCGACGACTGCCGCAAAGGGCGCGTCGTCGCGCCGATATCGGGCCATGGGCCGCTTGCGCGGCTTGGCCATCAGGCACGCCCCGAAGGGCGCGGTGGTGTTGAGGCGGGTGCGGCGCATTTAGGCCTCCAGCGCGCTAATGCGGCGGTCTTCTTCGGAGCCCACGAGGTCGTCGAAGTGAAGCTCGATGTGCTCGTCCAAAGCGCGTTCAGCGTGGTTGTAGGCCCAATTCGCGACCTGCTCGCCGAGCGAGCGGAAGGCGTCCGCTTTGGCGTCTTCGCTAACACCGGGGCGCAGGTCTTTGCGCAGCGCCTCGTTAAGCAGGCGCACCAGCTGGGCGCGGGTGGCAACGGCCAAGGTGTCTTTGGCGCTGGGGCTTTCGAGGGCCGAAAGCATTTCGTTGACGTTGTCGGGTTCTTCGTAGAACTCGACGAGCACGTCGGCTTGGTGCTGTGACGGCAGGTCAGAAAAGAAATTGGTGTCTTCGTCGACTAGGTGCTGAAGTCCGTAGTGCATTTGATCCTCCTGAAGCGCCGGGTTGGTTTGTTCGGCGGCGTGGGAGAAACAATACCTAGTTATATTTATTGAAGCAATACCTAGTTATCAAAAAAGATAAAACTTTTTTCACCGCGTGATCGCGGTTAAAACTTTTCGGGCGGGGAGGGCGGCAGAAGGTCTGCTAAAAGCGGCGCCGTGCGAGACAACCAGGCGCGAAATTCGTTAGGGCTTAATTCGGGGGGGGGG